GGTTATAATCCTCAAAGATGTTCTGATATTTTTGACGAAGAATATGGCATTGAAATAAGCCCTCAAAATATCTGGCAGAACTATATTCAAAACAAAAAATGGCAGAAGATTATTAAACGAATGCAACGGGAAGCAGAACGTAAAGTCTTATCTCATCCATTGGCTAAGAAAGTTAATCGCTTAAATTTATTGAAAGATGCTATTAATGAAGCTTTTACTTGGAGATTAGATAAGATTAATTATGATAAAGAAGGCAATGAATTATCAAGAGTTCAAAAGCGTAATATTGGTATGATTGCTGCTTTAATTAGGGAAGCAAGGGAAGAAATAGAACCTCAAAAGATTGAACATTCTGGTTCAATAGAGCATACTTTATTTTTTGAAGGCTTAATCTCCAAATTCACCTCCACCCCCAATCGTATCGCAGAAAGGCTTAATGCTTCCAATAATTAAGTCCAAGTTAAAGACACTCCCCACAATCGGCATAATGCACAATATCGCTATGAGATACATATTTGAGCGCAGTAATGTTTCTGTTGCGGAAATGAGAATTTTGGAAGACGGTTTATGTGCCTGGTACAAAAGAACTGATTTGACCCAATCGGATAAATGGGAATTAAAGAGGATAGTCTGCGCTCTCAATGCCGAGGAAGCCGGACATTTCTACCGCGCCAAACAGTTACTTATACAACATAAATTGCATTACCGGCAGTTATTCAAAGTAGGTTTGCCGTATTTACCGAAATATGATAAATGAAATTATCTCCTGAGCAGGAAAAAATCTTAGGCAAGGAAATAGAGTTGTCCAGTAAGAGCCTTGTCGCCTTCCGTTATTATATGCTTACTAACGGCAAGGATGAAGTTGATCCTCCGGAGTTTCATTTCGACTGGTCGGATATACTTTTAAAAGAAAAAGACAACTTTGCAATAGAAGGCTTTCGGGAAAGCGGCAAAGGGCAGATTGTTATCCGCGCCTTCCCACTTTACTGCCTGCGTTTCCCATCTGCGGATAGAGATTATATCGTCTTAATAAAACAAAACACAGACCTTGCCAGTCAGAAACTCCTTGAAATAGAAAATGAGTATTTAACCAATCCCGCCTTAAATTCCAATCTCATAGAAATAAAACAGAAGTCGGCCCGGATATTCTCGGTGGATGTAAAGGACGCGCAGGGCAATATCCACAACATCCGCATTGAGGCTTATGGTAAGGGTTCATCAATCAGAGGCCTTGCGAATATAGACAGACGCCCCCGCATTTGCGTTCTTGACGACCCCCAGGACACAGAAGATAGCCGGTCAGATACTATTCTTGACGCAGACTGGAATTGGTTTTTGTCTGATGTTATGTTCTTGGGTCAGCATACAAGAATATTTTTAATCGGTAATAACTTAGGCGAGAAGTGCATTGCTGAAAGAGTATTCAATGCGGCTCAAGAGTTAGGCTTCCAAACTCGCAAGGTTGCGATATTAAATGAGCAGGGCGAACCTAACTGGGTTGAGAAGTATCCTATTGCTGAGATAGACAGGCAGAGAGAGAGTTTTCGCAGAGTAGGGCAGGTTGATGTCTGGATGAGAGAGAGGATGTGCGAAGCGATAAGCGCGGAGAACCGGGTATTCGATAAGGCAGACTTTGTCCGCTACTCCTATCTTTACATAGACAATGTAATCAAGGGACACAATATATTTGCCACAGTTGACCCAGCCTCCTCAATAAATAAATCAGCCTGCTACCGGGCAATAGTCGTCAATGCAGTAAGCGAACAGAATATGTGGACGATTGCAGATATCCCTTATGGCAGGTGGAAGTCTGACGAGTTCATAGAAAAATTATTTGAGGTCGTGATTAAGTGGACGCCATATTTGGGTGGCGCAAGGAGATTGCCAGTAGGCATTGAGAAGGGGCATTTCAAGCAAATACTTGAGCCCTTTATTTATAAAGAAATGCAGCGCAGGAATATTTACTTTGAGATTGTGCCGATAGAACACGCCTCAGTCGGAACTAAATTAGAAAGAGTTAAAATGCTTGCCCCAAGATTTAAGGCTCATTCAATTCAATTGCCGGACCAAGCTCCGTGGCTTGCTGAATTAGAAAATGAATTGCTTGGTGTTACGATAGATGGATTCAAATCACTTTATGTCGATCTCATCGACGCAGTAGCAATGCAACAGCAGATAGCGAAGGCGCCAATTAAGGGTAGGATGGATAGACAAGGTGGTATAGAACAAGTGCAAGGATATAGTATTCTGGATGGAAAATATAAGCAACCTATAACATCGCCACACTACCAACCGCTGGAGGCATAAGTGCCAAACGTTAAGCCCGGAGAAAAAAGAAACGATTATGTAGGTAGATGTGTTAAGGTTTGTATGAAGGAAGGGCTTTCACAGAAGGCAGCAGTCGGCAAGTGCGAAGGGATGTATAACGAACATTTGAAGCATAAAAATAAGCGCCACTTGAATTATGATTAACCAAGAACAAGTTTATAATTTCATTTCTCTAATGGATGATACCGGCAGAATGTATTCCTGCAAGGATGGTTTTGGCTTCTTTGTTAAACTTAATGACGAGTGGATTAAGAAAATAAGGCGTAACCCCCTCTTGCCTACTGACCCTGATATAATGAAAATTTTATTGAAGCAGAATGGTAAGAATATACATTTTATTGGAGTGTACGGAAATAATATTGTGCGAAGGGGTTTATTGTCTATGAGGCAAGGCATAAAAGAAATCATCAAAAAAGAAAATCCAAATAGTATATCTTGGTTTAACAAGGATTTAAATAACTTTATCTTTCGGAGGATAAAATGCCCCACCCCTGGATAACTTCGGCAGTCTTAGCAGCAATAGGCACGCCCGTAGCAACAAGTTCTTATCAAGTAGCGGCAGAAAAGTCGCAGCAGAAAAAACTTTTAAGCGCGCAGGAAGCGTCTGTCGCAGCAGCTGAGGCAAAAGCTAAAGGTGCGGAGGCATTGGCTGCGGAGGAGGCGAAAGCAAAATTAAGAAAGCAGCTCCTTGCCCAAACACGAACAATCCTTACATCACCATTAGGCATTCCAGAGGAAGCTAATGTCGGGATGAAAACTTTGTTAGGTGGATAATGGAAAATCTCGCAGAGAAACATATTCGTATTTATAACACAGAGAAGGGGAATCGAGCTTCATTAGAAGCATATTGGCAGGAAAAGGCCTATTATTGCCTGCCCCGCAAGGCTTATATTACCCGCATTTATAATTTAGGCGACAGAACTCCTACTGACATCTATGACTCAACGGCGATTATGGTCAATGCTTACTTTGCCGCAGGTATGCAGGCTTATATGTCCGGACCCCAAACTAAATGGTTCACCATTGGACTTCGCAATCGCTCTCTTATGGTCAAGCGCAATATTTTAGATTATCTGCGCGATACCGAAGATGTTTTATATGCAATGATTAATGGCTCTAACTTCTATCAGGAAGATATTGAGGGTTATTTGGGGCTTGGCGCGATCGGCACGGATGTACTTTATATTGAGGAAGACTTAAAAGAGGATATTCGATTTGATAGTTTGCCTATTGAGAGCGTGATTATCTGTAATGACGCATCGGGCAGGCCGAATATGGCTTATATAGAATATGAGTTTACCGCAGCGCAGGCTTACGGGAAGTTTGGCAATATAGTAGGTGAGGAAGTCCTCAAATGTTATAACAAGGGCGACTATACTACTAAATTCAAATATTTATTCTGCATATTTCCAAGGGAAGTTTATGACCAGGGAAAAAAAGACGCAAGGAATATGCCCTATGCGACATTATGGATTGACCGAAAGACCACCAAGGTAATCAGAGAGTCGGGAATGAGGAATTTTAGATTTATGGTATCGCGCTTCGCTAAGATTAAGGGTAGCCCTTATGGAAATGCAGTAGCTGATAATATTTTCCCGGACATTAAAATGCTTAATCAGATGGAGAAGACTAATATTCTGGGAGCACAGTTGGCAGTATCTCCGCCATTGGAAGTTCCGGATGAGGCATTCCTGCGACCGTTTAATTTTAATCCTCGAGGCATAAATATTTGAAT